ACATCGCGATGGCGGGCGACGAGATCGTCATGCCCGAGAATGCCTTCCTGATGATCCACGATCCCTCCGGCCTCGTCATGGGCACGGCGGCGGACATGCGCGAGATGGCCGGGACGCTGGACAAGATAAAGGGCAGCCTGTTGCAGGGCTATGCCGCCAAATCTGGCAGGTCGCAGGATGAAATCGCCCCGTTGATGGCGGCAGAGACCTGGCTTGATGCCAAGGACGCGCTCGATCTTGGCTTTGCCGACCGGATTGCAGAGCCGGTCCGGATGGCCGCGCGGTTCGATGTGGGGCGTTTTCGTAATGCGCCCCCTTCGCTGGTTGATGTCACGGCAGACGGGCGGGATGCGGCTGCGGCCGATGGAGAAAATGGTGACATCACCGCAGGTCTTGCAGGCGAGGCGTCTGACGACGAACCCGCTACTAGCGATGCCAACCCAGACATCGCACCCGACAGCCACTTGGCCGCCACTGGCCCTGATGCTGTTGAAACCCCGTCGATGGGTCTCGATCCGGACTCTGACCCGGGGGCGGAAACTCTTGGTGCTGCCGAGACTTTGGACGCTGACACCGTCCTGCCTACGGACGCCGCGCCAGCGCCCGAAGCCCATTGCACCGTTGCCGCTGCCAACGGTGCAGCCGATGCCGCCTGCATCCGTGCCACAGCGTTGACCCATGCTCGCGCCGTCGTCGATCTCTGCCGTCTGGCGGGTCAGCCGCAAATGGCCGGGCGGTTCCTCGAGCGCGACACCGGCCTCGACGACGTCCGCGCCGCCCTGCTGGCCACCCGCGCCGCAGCGGAACCCGACATTTCCGCTGCCCATCCGCAACCCGGCTGTCCCTCTGGCGCGCGTCCCTGGGGCGATGTCATTGCCCGCACCTTCCGTCTGAAAGGATAAATCCATGCCTACGCTGACTGAAACCCGCCACGCGGGCGGCTTCCTCGTCTGGGAAGCGCTCCGCGATTATTGCCGCAGCACTGTCGTTCTGGCCTCTGGCAATCTCCAACCCGGCACCATTCTGGGCAAGATCACCGCCTCGGGCAAATACGCGGCCCACGATCCCGCCGCATCGAACGGCACTCAGACGGCGGCGGCCATCCTCTGGGACAGTGTCGATGCCAGCGGTGGCGACAAGAACGCCGTCGTACTGATCCGCGGCCCCGCCATCGTCAACCAGTATGAAATCACCATCCCCGGCACGCCCACCGCGCCGCAGATCGCCGCTGCCCACGCTGCCCTGCTGACGCTCGGCATCCTCGTCCGCTAACCCCCCAAAATCAGGAGGCACCCCATGGCCACTATGGACATTTTCGAAGGCGATGCCTTCTCGATCATCGAACTCACCCGTGCGCTCGAAAACATCCCCTTCAAGCCCGCAACCCTGTCGGGTTCGGGTCTGTTCGGGCCGCGCGGCGTGCGCTCTCGCACCGTTGTTATTGAAAGCCGCGACGGCACGCTGTCGCTGATCCCGTTCTCCGAACGCGGCTCGGCCTACGACCAGCAAACCCCTGAACGTCGCGATGTGCGCGCTTTCGTCTGCCGCCAGTTCAAGAAGCAGGACGTGATCTGGGCCTCGGAAATCCAGCAGGTCCGCGACTTCGGCAGCGAGTCTGCCACCCAGCAGGTGCAGGCCGAAGTCGCCCGCAAGCTGGGCCGGCTGCGCAACGACGCCGAGACCACCTTCGAGTATCACCTCTTCAACGGCATCCAGGGGCTGGTGAAAGACCCGCGCGACGGCGCCACGGTCGTGAGCTATTTCACTGAGTTCGGCATCACCCCGGCTGCGGAAGTGGACTTCGATCTCGATAACGCCACCCCAGCCTCGGGCGCATTGCGCAAACGCTGCCAGGCGCTGATCGAAAGCGTCGAGGATGTGATGGGTGGGCTTGCCACCGGTGCGATTGCGTTGCGTGCCGAATGCGGCTCGGCCTTCTTCGCAGATCTGGTGGCGCACAAGGAGGTGCGCGAGACCTACCTCAACACCGCCGCTGCTGCTGATTTGCGGTCCCGCATCGCCGACGAGGTCAGCTTCGGCGGCATCACCTTCCGCCGCTACCGGGGCGGAGCGGGCTTCGGCGTGGCCACCGACAAGGCGGTGTTCTACCCCGAAGCCGTCGACGGGTTGTTCGAAATCTATCACGCCCCCGCCGATACGTTTGAGACGGTCAACACGCTGGGCCAGCCGCTCTACGCGCGGATGATCCCCGACCGGGATCGTGATGAGTGGGTGCGGCTCGAAATCGAGAGTAATCCTCTGCCGATCTGCACCCGCCCGCAGGTGCTGCGTTCGGCACGGCGGACGTGATGGTTCAAAGGGTGACTTCGTACCGGTCGCGTAAGGATTCGAGGTGCTGAGCCAACCACTCCGATGGCCCGGCAGCGGCCCAAGAGCGCCAGAGTTCCGGATAGTTCATCGCCCGAAACTCTGGCGTCGATCCCGCCACACGTTCTGCAAAGGCAGTTATCTCTTGCCGGTGGGCTGCGAATTCGGGACTGGCATCCGGGTTCGTGGGCTCCCAATAGAGGTAAAGCAGGGTTACATGCCGATCCTGAAAAGTGCGCGCCAACGCGAAAGCATGCTTGATCAATTGCGCGGCATCTAGCCAGACGTAGCCATCAGGTGCATCGATCAGGCGGAGCATCTCGCGAAAGTATCCCTGCTCGCGCCGCGCGTCGCGGATCTGCTCGGCATAGGCGGGGGAGAATGCGGCACGGTGCCTGGCGAGATATTCAGTCAGCTTGGATTCGACCCCGATCATGCTTGTCGGACTTGAAAGAACGACGTCGAGATTTGGGGCGCGACCGCCACGAAGGCCAGTTGGGCACTTGCGTTCGAACTGCAGCGCCTCAAACGGGGCACTGCCCGGAAGCGTCAGGTCGGTGATCCGTCTGCGAAATGGCGCAAAACAGTTCACGGCAAGGCCCGAAGAAGAATGGGCGGCGCGAAACTTGGTCTGCAGTTCGTTCCCGTCCCCTGCGCTGAGATCGGCCGCGAAGTCTTCCGGCGACACCAAGGGTAAAAGTGTATCGTGAAAATCGGGGGCATAACCCTTGTCATCAATGGCGACGTCGGGGCGCTGACGGGCAAATGCACCACGTAGAGCGGAAAGCGCCCGGCTCCGAACCGGGCTTACTGAAAGCGATTCCTGTTTCATGGAGAGAGTATAACGGTGACCAGCGAATTTGCATCCGTGATATCCGTGCTTTTCGCCGATCCCAACATAGGGCGCGACGCGGTCTATATCGCCGACGGCGGCGCGCCCGTTCTTGTGCGCGTCGTCGCCCGACGCGCCGATGCTGTCACCGACTTCGGCGACGCCCGGCTCTGGTCGGAAACCACCCGCGTCGACCTGCAGGTGGCAGAAGTGTCGAACCCGCGCCCCGGCGACAGGATCGAGATCGACGGCGAGGCTTTCCTCATTCAGGGCGAGCCGGTTCGCGACCGCGAGCGGCTTGTCTGGACCTTGGATTTACGTCCGGCATGAAACTGAAGCTCGCCATTGATCCTGACATCGTCGCCATGATGGCGGCGGAGGTTGCGGCGGGGGAGCGCGCCGTGACTGCCGCCATACGCGAAGCCGGAACTGGCCTCAAATCCGCTTGGCGAACGCAGATTACCGGCGCGGGGCTCGGCACCCGACTTGGCAATTCTATCCGGCTCGCGAGCTTTCCGAAGTCCGGCGACAGTCTGAGCGCAGCAGCACTGGTCTGGTCAAATGCGCCGGTCATCATCGGCGCGCATGACACCGGCCCACTTATCCGGTCAAAGAACGGGTTCTGGCTGGCGATCCCAACAGCGGCCGCTGGCAAAAGCAGCAAGGGTGGACGGATCACGCCCGGCGAATGGGAACGCCGAGCTGGGTTGCGGCTGCGGTTCATATACCGTCGTCGCGGACCGAGCCTGCTGGTCGCTGAAGGGCGGCTGAACACCAAGGGTCGCGCGGTGGCGAGCAAGTCAAAAACCGGGCGCGGCGTGGCAACCGTGCCGATCTTTCTGTTGGTGCCGCAGGTCAAGTTGCGCAAGAGGCTGGATCTGGCGCGGGATGCAGAGCGTGCGGTGGACGGCGTACCGGGACTGATCGTGGCCAATTGGGTAGAGGGTCGGCGATGAATGGTGACGACGAAGATCGACAAAACCGGATCGCTTACGCCATCGGGGAGCTCAGCGCCGATCCAGCTTGCCGAATTCGCTATCCAACAGTGAGCGGATCTTCTTCGCCGCACCGCGCAGGGCTGCGTCCACATTCGCATCATTGTGGGTGACGGTCTGCGGCTGCATCCCCTCTGGGCGTGCCTCGACGGTGCAGCGAATATCGTCAGACCCGCCTTTGGCGCCGTTCACATCGGCCAGATGGACCTCGATCCGGGACAATCGGTCGGTCAGATGTCCCAGCGCCGAAGTGACGACCGTTTCGGCCTCATCTGCCAAGCCGTCGTTCCCTTGAATATTGGAATCAGTGTTCAGTTGAAATTGCATGTCGGTCCTCCTGTATGTCTGATCATTTAACACGAGAGCCCCTGCAGGTCACTGATCTGGCTCAAGTACTCCTACAAGATCAGTAAACTAGCCTGCACTCTGATTGCGCAGGCCATAACACAGAGCCAACGACAATGCCCACATCCCGCGAAAATGTCCTCGCCGCACTTCACGCGCGGCTGCTTCCGCTTGCCGCCCTCACCTTGCGCGACGAGGTTCTGCCCGAGCGGATCCCGGCGGCAGGGCAGATCATACTGCGCGACGGCCAGCCGGGCGAGCCGGAGGTGACGCTGTCGCCCCTGCGCTATCATTACCAGCACCGCACCGAGCTGGAAGTCGTCGTCCAGGCCCCGAATGGTCGGGCCAGCGCCTTCGATACCCTCATCGCCGCCATCGGCACGGCGCTGGAGGCTGACCGCACGCTGGGCGGCCTCTGCGATTGGATTGAACCCGAAGCCCCGGCCTCGGTCGATCTGCCGATTGAGGGCGCGGCGGCCCTGAAGGCGGCGGTGATCACCGTCGTCTTGCACTATACCACCACCGGCCCGTTGGCCTGACACCCCACCATAAAGGAGACCCCCATGGCACGTGCGCAAGGTGCGCGGGCGCAGATGGCGCTTGCGTATGAGACAGTTTACGGCACCCCGCCGGTCAGTGGGTTCACGAAGATGCCCTTCGCCAGCACTTCGCTGGGATCGGAACAGCCTCTCCTGAACAGCGAATTGCTTGGGTATGGCCGCGACCCTCTCGCCCCAATCAAGGACGCGGTGACGGCCGACGGCGATGTGATGGTGCCGATCGACGCCGAGGCCTTCGGATTCTGGCTGAAGGCGGCCTTCGGAGATCCGATCACCTCTGGCGCTGGTCCATACACCCATGAGTTCCGCTCGGGCAGCTGGACCCTGCCATCAATGTCGATCGAGACCGGCATGCCCGAGGTGCCGCGCTTTGCGATGTATTCGGGCTGCGTGCTGGATCAGCTGTCGTGGCAGGTGCAACGATCCGGCCTGCTGACTGCCACCGCCCGGCTGGTGGCGCAAGGCGAGACCATCGCCACGTTGAGCGGCGCGGGCACGCCTGCTGAACTGGGCCTGAAGCGGTTCGGCCATTTCAACGGCGCGATTAGTCGCAATGGCAGCGCACTCGGCAACGTTGTCTCGGCCGAGATCACCTATGCCAACAACCTCGACCGGATCGAGACCATCCGCAGCGACGGCAAGATCGACGGGGCAGATCCGTCCATCGCAGCCCTGACTGGCCGGATCGAGGTCCGCTTTGCCGACAGCACGCTGGTGACGCAGGCAATCAACGGCGATCCGTGCGAGATCAGCTTCTCCTATGTCCTGCCCTCTGGCGAAACCTTCACCTTCACCGTTCACGCCGTCTACCTCCCGCGTCCCCGGATCGAGATTTCCGGGCCGCAGGGAGTGCAGGCCACCTTTGACTGGCAAGCGGCGAAAGCTGCCAGCCCCGCCCGCATGTGCACCGCAACCCTGATCAACGATATCGAGGCATACTGATGATCCGCCTGAACCTGACCGCCACGCCGCAATGGCTGGACCTCGCCCCTGGCCTGCGCCTGCTGGTTGCCCCCCTGACCACCGCCCTGATGGTCTCGGCCCGGGCCGATCCGGCAATCGAAGGACTGCCCGATGGTGCTTCCCAAGAGGAACTGGCCCTCGCCATGGCCAAAGCCGTGGCACGTCGCGCGGTGCTGGAATGGGAAGGCGTCGGCGATGACTCGGGCAACATCGTTCCGGTCACTCCCTCTGGCATCGACGCGCTGCTGGAAATCTGGCCGGTCTTTGAGGCCTTTCAAACCCAATACGTCGCGCGCGGCCTGATCCTGGACTTGGAAAAAAACGTCTCCGCGCTCTCGCCGACTGGTCCTTCGGCGGGGGCGACCGCTACTGCACGGCCTGCACGGGGCGCTGCCCCGACTGCCCCGCAAGACTGAACCAGCCGCAAACGCCGGAGGGTTGGCAGGTCTGGGATCTGGTCGGCCGTCTTGGTGGCCAGTTGCGAGTGATCCCCGGTGCAGTGCTGGGCTGGGACATGGGCGCGGCGCTCGCCATGGCACGTGCCCTCGGCGTGCCGCCCCTCGCCATGGCCGAACTGCTGCCCGTCATCGAGGCGGTGATGGTCAGTAAACTCAACGAACAGATGGATCAGTCCCATGGCGGAAAAACGGGTTAGCGTCCGCCTTGCGGCCGTGGGCGGACGACAGGTGCGCGCCGAGCTGGAAGGCGTCGGCGAAGCCGGATCGCGCGGCTTCGGACGGCTCAGCCGCGAAATGGAAGCGGCGAACGCCCGGCTCGCGGCCTTCTCCCGGCGTGTCCGCGTGGCCGCTGCTGCCGCCGTGGCTGCGGCTACCGCCGCTGGCGTGGCGATGATCCGCTCCGGGCTGCAGACTGTCGATGCGCAGGCCAAGCTCGCGGCCTCCCTCGACACCACAGTCGCGAGCATTCAGGTGCTCGAGCGCGCGGGCGATCTGGCGGGCGTGTCGATGGGTCAGGTCGAGCAGGCCACGGTCCAGCTGACGCGACGGCTCAGCCAGGCGGCCTCCGGGACCGGCCCGGCGGTAGAGGCGCTGCGCCGCCTGCGGCTGTCCGCCGAGGACCTGCAGCGTATGCCGCTCGACGCGCGCATCGCCGCGATCCAGCAGGCGCTGGGGCAATACGTGCCGGAAGCCGAGCGCGCCGCCGTCGCCTCCCAGCTCTTCGGCGACCGCGCGGCCTTGGTGTTCACCCGGATCGACACGGCGACGCTGCGACAGGCGACGGAGGACGTACGGGATTTCGGGGTGGTGGTCTCGGACCAGGACGCGGCCCAGATCGAACGCACCAATGACGCCATCTCGCGGCTGGGGCTGATCTGGCGCGGGCTTTCGAACCAGCTGGCCGCCGCCGCCGCGCCCGCGCTTGAAGCGGTCGCGAACGCCATGGCGGCGGTCGCGCGCACCACCGGCCCGCTCGGCATCGCCATCCGCACGCTATTCGACAACATCGGCCGCCTGACCACCTATGCCGCCACCTTCGCCGCCCTGATGGCCGGGCGCTGGGTCGCCGGACTGGTCGCTGCGGCCGTCTCCGTGCGCGGGCTTGCCACCGCGCTCGTGCTTCTGCGCGGGGCGCTGATCCGCACCGGCATCGGCGCGCTGATCGTCGGCGCGGGCGAACTCGTCTACCAGTTCTCCCGCCTTGTCAGCGGCGCGGGCGGCTTCGGGAATGCACTGGAGCTGATGGGCAATGTGGCGCGCGCCGTCTGGGACGGCATCAAGACCACGATGTCGTCCTTCATCGACGATTTCCGCGCGCTGCGTGCCGACATCGAGAGCATCTGGACGCGGCTGATGGCCTTCCTGTCCGGCAAATGGGCCGAGTTCCTCGGCATGATCGGCCCGACCTTCAACGCCGTGGCCGACCGGATCGGGGCGGATTTCCAGATCGACTGGTTCGGGGCGCAATCCTACGCGTCGATGCTGGATCATGCCGCCAGCAACATGGGCGCGAGCGCCGAGCGCTTCCGCCAACGCGCAGCCGAGAGCCGTGCCACGGCCTTCGACGGTGTGCGCGACGCGGTGGCAGCTCTGGTCGATGCCATGCGCGGCTCTAGCGAAGAGGTCGAAGACGCGCTGGATGCGGCCGCGGCAGGCGCGCAGCGCGTGACCGAAGCGCTCGATCAGGCTGACGCGGCCGCGGGCCGCGCGGGCGCGGCCGGGCGGCAGGCGGGGACGGACACTGCAACAGGCTCCGAGGAAGCCTTGACTGGCTGGGAGGCGGTCACGGCGGCCCTCAGCGACTACGCGAGCAAGGCGCGCGAAATCGGGGCCGACATCGGCCAGGCGCTGGTCGGCGCGTTCACCAGCGCCGAGAACGCGGTGGCCGAGTTCGTGAAGACCGGAAAGCTGAACTTCCGCGACCTCGTCACCTCCATGATCGCCGATCTGGCAAGGCTCGCGGCACGTCGCTTCATCCTCGGGCCGATCGCCAACGCGCTCTCCGGCGCGCTCGGCGGCGCGGGCGGCATCTTCGCCGACATCCTGCATGCGGGCGGGATGGTCGGGTCGGCGGGTCCCTCGCGCATGGTCCCGGCGGTGGCTTTCGCGGCGGCGCCCCGGATGCATGGTGGCGGCATGGCCGGGCTGCGCCACGACGAGGTGCCCGCGATCCTGCAGCGGGGCGAGCGGGTTCTGTCACGCCGCGAGGCTCAGAGCTACGGCGCGGGAGGCGGGGTCAACGTCACCATCATGGCCCGCGACGCTGAGAGCTTCCGGCAGTCCCGCACGCAGGTTGCGGCCGACATCGCCCGTGCGGTCTCGCTCGGCCGGAGGGGCATGTGATGGCGTTTCACGAGGTCCGGTTTCCCGACAATATCAGCCGGGGCGCGCGGGGCGGGCCGGAGCGGCGCACGCAGATCGTCGAGCTCGCCTCGGGCGACGAGGAGCGAAACGCCAGCTGGGCCAACTCGCGCCGCCGCTACGATGTCGCCTACGGCATCCGCCGCGCCGACGATCTGGCGGCGGTGGTCGCCTTCTTCGAGGCGAGGAATGGGCGGCTGCATGGCTTCCGCTTCAAGGACTGGGGCGACCACAAGTCCTCCCTGCCGTCGCAGGCGGTGGCCCCGACCGACCAGGCGATCGCCACCGGCGATGGCACGACGACCGCCTTTCAGCTGGTCAAGCGCTACGCCTCCGGGGCGCAATCCTGGACGCGCGCCATCGCCAAGCCTGTGGCGGGAACCGTGCGCACGGCGCTTGGCGGGGTCGAGCAGCCCTCCGGCTGGTCGGTCGACACCGCCACCGGCATCGTCACCTTCAGCGCCGCGCCGGGCTCCGGCGTCGCGATCACCGCGGGCTTCGAGTTCGACGTGCCAGTCCGCTTCGACACCGATGCCCTCGACGTGACGCTCGATCTCGAGCGGCTCGGATCGATCACCTCCATCCCGCTTCTGGAATTGCGCCGATGAAAACCTTGGATCCCGCCCTGCAGGTCCATCTCGACCAAGGCACGACGACGCTCGCCTGGTGCTGGCGGATCGCGCGCGCCGATGGCGCGAGTTTCGGCTTCACCGACCACGACCGGACGCTCCGCTTCGACGGTACGGACTTCGAACCCGAGAGCGGCCTGACGGCCTCCGAGGTCCGCTCGGGCTCGGACCTGTCCGTCGATGCGCAGGACGCCGAGGGCGTGCTGACCTCCGACCGCATCACCGAGACCGACATCCTCGACGGCCGCTGGGACAACGCCGAGGTCGAGGTCTGGCGGGTGAACTGGGCCGACACGGGCCAGCGCGTCCTCATGCGACGCGGGGCCATCGGCCAGATCCGGCGCGGCCGGCTGGCCTTCGTCGCCGAGGTGCGCTCGCTCGCGCATGTGCTGGGCCAGACGGTCGGGCGGACCTTCCAGGCGACCTGCGATGCCGCGCTTGGCGACGCGCGCTGCGGCGTCGATCTGGAGGCTACCGCCTTCAAGGGAACCGGCGCCGTCATCGATCTCCTGCGCGACAGGGCGTTCACCGCCTCGGGGCTGGGCGAATTCACCTCAGGCTGGTTCACCTTCGGCACACTGGACTGGACGAGCGGCGCGAACGCCGGGCGGCGCACCGAGGTGCTGGGCCATGACGTCACGGATGGCATCGCCCTGCTGACCCTGCTCGAGGCGCCGGTGCGCTCGATCGCCGAGGACGATGCCTTCACCATCCGTGCGGGCTGCGACAAGCGGATGGAGACTTGCGGCGCCAAGTTCGCCAACACCGTCAACTTCCGCGGCTTCCCGAACATCCCCGGCCAGGACGCCGTTCTCCGCTATGCCACCAAGGATGGCGGCCACGAAGGGTCCGTGCTTTGACCTCCGCCGACCCCCTGCGGGTCATCGCCATCGCGCGGTCATGGCTCGGCACGCCGTACCACGACCAGGCCAGCCTGCGCGGCATCGGCTGCGACTGCCTAGGCCTCGCCCGGGGCGTCTGGCGCGAGGTGGTGGGGCCGGAGCCGTTCCCGATCCCGCCCTACAGCCGCGACTGGGGCGAGACCGGTCCGCGCGAGGTTCTGGCCGAGGGCGCTCGGCGCATGATGATCGAGGTGTCGCCCGCCGAGGCCGGTCCCGGCGCGCTGGTGCTGTTCCGCATGAAGCCCCGCGCCATCGCCAAGCATGTCGGGATCCTGACCGCGCCCGACACCTTTCTGCATGCCTATGAGCGGCTGGGCGTGATCGAGGAATCGCTCACCCCATCCTGGCGGCGGCGCATCGCCTTCGCCTTCCTGTTCCCGCAACGCTGAGTTCCACACATGGCCACCCTCGTTCTCGGCGCGGCCGGCGCCGCCATTGGCGGCAGCATCGGCGGAGCCATCCTCGGTGTGAGCGCCGCGACGATCGGCGGTTTCATCGGCTCCAGCATCGGCTCGGTCGTCGACAGCTGGATCATCTCGTCGCTCGCGCCCACGCAGCGCATCGAGGGCGCGCGGCTCGACACGCTGCGCATCACCTCGGCCACCGAAGGCGCGGTCATTCCGCGGCTCTACGGTCGCATGAGGATGGGCGGCAACATCATCTGGGCGACGGATTTCCGCGAGGAAACCAGGACCACCACGCAGGGCGGAGGCAAGGGAGGCGGGGGCGGCAAGGTCAAGACGACCGAGTATCTCTACTATGCCAGCTTCGCCGTCGCCTTGTGCGAAGGGCCGATCACCGGCATCGGTCGCATCTGGGCCGACGGCAAGCCGATGGACCTCACGGGCGTCACCTGGCGCTGGTATCCGGGCGACGAGGCGCAGACGGCCGATCCGTTCATCGCGGCGAAGATGGGCGCGGCCAGCACGCCCGCCTATCGCGGCACGGCTTACGTGGTCTTCGAGGAGCTGGCGCTTTCCACCTACGGCAACCGCCTGCCGCAGCTCTCCTTCGAGGTGTTCCGCCCACTCGCCGATCCCGACACCGCGGAGGGGCTGACCCGCGCCGTCACCATGATCCCGGCCTCGGGCGAGTTCACCTACGCGACGCAGGCCATCCGCAAGACCGATGGCGGCACGACGGTGCCCGAGAACCTGAACGCGCTGGCCGACTCCACCGACATGGTGGAGGCGCTGGACCGGCTGCAGGCGATGGCCCCTGCTGTGACAAGCGTCAGCCTCGTGGTGGCGTGGTTCGGTGACGATCTGCGCGCGGGATCCTGCAAGGTGCGGCCGGGCGTCGAGGTATCGGCCAAATCGACCACGCCCGCCACCTGGTCGGTCAATGGCGTCAGCCGCGCCGACGCCTTCCTCGTCAGCCGCGACGACGAGGACCGTCCTGTCTATGGTGGCACGCCGTCGGACTTTGCCGTCGTGCAGGCGATCCAGGAGATGAAGGCGCGGGGCCTGCGGGTCACCTTCTATCCGTTCATCCTGATGGATGTGCCGCCCGGCAACACGCTGCCGAACCCGTATTCCGACAACGCCGCGGAGACGAGCCAGCCTGCCTTCCCCTGGCGCGGGCGGATCACCTGTTCTCCGGCGGCGGGCTACGCCGGGACCGTCGACAAGACCGCCACGGCGGCAGGCCAAGTAGCGGCGCTGTTCGGCGCGGCGACGCCCGCGAGCTTCAGCGTCTCGGGTCAGTCGGTTTCATGGACCGGGCCCTCCGGCGACTGGGGTCTGCGGCGCATGGTGCTGCACTACGCCCATCTCTGCGCGGCGGCGGGCGGGGTCGATGCTTTCCTGATCGGCACCGAGATGCCGGGGCTGACGACGATCCGCTCGGGCGCAACCACCTATCCGGCGGTGCAGGCCTTTCGCGACCTGCTTGCCGATGTCCGCTCGATCCTCGGGTCCGGCACGACGATTGGCTATGCTGCGGACTGGAGCGAATATTTCGGGCACCAGCCGGGCGACGGCTCGGGCGACGTGTTCTTCCACCTCGACCCGCTCTGGGCCGATCCGGAGATCGATTTCATCGGGATCGACAACTACATGCCGCTGTCGGACTGGCGCGACGGGTTCGAGCATCTCGACGGGGCCGAGGGCTGGCCCGCGATCTATGACCGCGCCTATCTGCAGGCGAACATCGCGGGCGGCGAAGGCTTCGACTGGTTCTATGCCAGCGCGGCGGATCGCACCTCGCAGGTTCGGACGGCCATCACGGATGGCGCCGCCAGCAAGCCATGGGTCTTCCGCTACAAGGATCTGCGCGCCTGGTGGTCGAACCCGCACTACAACCGCCCGGGCGGGGTGGAAAGCGGGACGCCCACCGCATGGGTACCGCAGTCGAAGCCGATCTGGTTCACCGAGCTGGGCTGTCCCGCCATCGACCGGGGGACCAACCAGCCCAACGTGTTCTTCGACCCGAAATCGTCCGAGAGCTTCACGCCGCATTTCTCGCGCGGCTGGCGGGACGACGCGATCCAGCGCGCGTATCTCGAGGCGACCTATCTCTGGTGGGGCGCCCCGGCCAACAACCCGCTGTCCTCGGTCTACGGCGCGCGCATGGTGCATGTGCCGGAATGCGCCGCCTGGACATGGGACGCGCGGCCGTACCCGTTCTTCCCGGCGCTGACCGACGTCTGGACGGACGGGGCGAACTGGCGGCTCGGGCACTGGCTGACCGGAAGGCTGGGCGCGGCGTCGCTCGCCGCACTCGTCCGGCACCTCTGCCTGCGCGCCGGGCTGCCCGAGGCGAGGATCGACGTCTCCGGACTCTGGGGCGCGGTCGAGGGCTACGCCATCACCGCGCTCGAAAGCCCGCGCGCCTCGATCACCACGCTGTCGCGCCACTTCGGCTTCGACGCCGTTGAGACCGAGGGCGTGATCCGCTTCGTCATGCGCGGCCGGGCCTCTGTCGCCACCCTCGTCCACGACGATCTGGTCGCCGCCCGCGAGGGCGACGTGCTGGAACTGACGCGCGGCCAGGAGACCGAACTGCCGCAAGCCCTGAAATGGCAGGTCGCGCGGGCGGATGAGGATTACGACGCGGCCCTCGTCGAGGCGCGGCGCATCACGGTGGACACGACCCGCATCGCCTCCGAGTCCTTCCCGATGGCGGTGCCGCCCGAGGAGGCCGAGCGGCGCTGCCGCCGTGCCCTGATGGAGGCATGGGTGGGACGCGAGACGGCGGCGTTCCGATTGCCGCCCTCTCGCCTCGCGCTCGACCCGGCCGACGCGATCCGGCTGGAGCATGACGGGCGGCTGGTCGATCTGCGGCTCGTCTCCATCGCCGACGCCGAGGCGCGCGGGATCGAGGCGGTCCGCGAGGACCGGGCAACCTACGATCTGCCGCCCGGCGATCCCCGCGCGGCGTCGCTGACGCGTGCTGTCGTGTTCGGCGCGCCGGATGCGGTGCTGATGGACCTGCCGCAATTGACCGAGGACCAGCCCGCGCATCGGCCGC